TGGATATAAGAAAATATTCTTAAAATAAATTCTTTATATAAAAATACATATATATAGGTATAAAAACTATATAAAAAATAAATAAAAATAATTCTAAAAAACTATTGACATGAATAAAATAAGTAGTTACAGTGTCAATGTAAGTTTAATTATTGGAGAGTAATTATGAGTTTAAATATAAATGATTTATTAATAGAAATAGCAGAAACCTCAACAATTGATATAAATATTTTGTGTGAAAGTAATGAGTTTATAGATTATTTTAATACAATGCTTAAAAACAAAGATATAAATATTTTGAGCAAATCTTTAGATTTTGTTTATATTAATTTTTAAAAGGAGAGTAATTATGAAAACAATAGAAATAAATATTTATAAATTTAATGAATTGGAAAAAACAATTCAACAAAAAATTATCGATAAATTTAGATATGATGATTATATGTTTATTGATGATGATATAAAAATCATAAAAGAGTTTGCAGAGGATTTTGGAGTAAATATATATGATTATTCTTTATCCCCATATTCTTATTCATACTTTAAATATAATTTTGATAATGATGATATAGATAATATTAATTTATCAGAAATGAAAAGTGATGAGCCGTTATATGAAATATTGTTTGATGAGTTTAAAAAACAATATAAATACACTCATGATTATGAATATAGTTTTGAGCAAGTAATGGAAAAAGCTAAAAAATATATTATTGATGAAATGATATATCAAGATAGTGATGAGTATATTACAGAAACTATTGAGATAAATAACTATGATTTTACAAAAGATGGTGAAATACATTAAGGAGAGTAATTATGAAAAATAAAACAACAATATCAATTAATAACAGATTTAATGAATTAAGCGAACGGGCTAAAATTGAAATAACCCATTTAATTAATTCTATTGCATCTCATAAATACAATGATTATGTGCAAAAAAATACTATGCTAGAAATAGATAAACTTTATACAAAAATACATAAATTTTATAGAGAAAATCATCAAGCAAAGTTATTAGAAAAAAAATAGGAGAGTGAAAATGGAATTATTAAAAGGTGATGAAGTTTTTTATACAGACATAGATGATGATATTTCATCAGGTTATTATGTAATTCAAAAATTTATAACCAATGAGATAGTTTTATTATCTGATAAAAATGGACGAGAACTTGAGGCATTTATAACAGAGTTATCTTAATTATAGGAGAGTAATGATGAAAATAGAATTATGTAGCAGATGTCATTCTAAAGTGATTAAAACACCAAAGATTGTTACAAAAGGTTATTACGCATTTTGTAAACATCACTATGAAGACCTTGATAAATGTGAAACTTATATTAAACCAAAGAAAAGGAGTAATGATGAAAATTAATTGCGATAGATGTAATGTATCAGTTAAATATAATGGAGATTATTTATTTAATGATGGCAAATTCTTTGGAGATAATGGGGATAGAAACCTATTCAAAGAGGATGAAATAGTCTGTATAAATTGCATAAAAAAAGGAGAGTGATGATGAAAAATAGAAAAGTAACATTTCATAACAATCATTTAATGTATGTCAATCAAGATGTGATAGATATATTGCAGAAAAAAACATTATGGAGTAAATGTAAACAATGTTTGACAACATTAATAATATCAGCTACAGTCATAACTGTATTTATAAGTTTAGTATATTGCTTATATTTAACAAAAACTTTTTAATGGAGAGTAAAGATGGAAATGACAATAAAGCAGTTTAAAGAGCAGTTATTAGAATCATTAGTGGTAGTAGAACAAAATCACCCAATGCCTGAAGATAGACCAATACAAATTGTTATTAGAGGAAAAACACCATCTGATGACATATATATTACAGATATAGAAGTTACGGCAGAAGAAGATGAATATGACAATACATTATGGTCTCATATTAATATTAATTGTTCTATTTAAGGAGAGTAAAAATGTCAATAGAAGAACAAATACAAAAAGCATTTCAGCGTGTAGATGAAAAAATACATGATATGTATGTAGAAAAACTTATGAATCATGATTGGACTTCTGATATGTCAGATGACCATAGAAGATTCACTGATGGTATGAAAGAGTATGAAGAAATATTATCAATCGCAAGGAATGTAGATAAAGAATATAAAATATTTAATATCTATGCACCTGATGGATACAAAAAGGAGAGTAAAGATGGATAAAATATGGACAGTAACATTTGAGAAAAGAGAAACATACACTTATGAAGTCATGGGTAAAGATTATGATGATGCTTTTCAAAATGCAATAACAGAAATACATAATCAAGAGCCATTGGAGTGTGATTCTGAATATTATTTAGAGGAGAGTGAAAATGATAATTAAGCCCACCGCAGAAAATTGTGTTAGAGTTACAATCGGAAATTGGGAAGTATGGATTGACGATTCAACAGATGAAAAAATTATTACACAATACTTTTTAGATGAAGAAAAAACTAAAGAAAGGAAATAAAAATGAAAGAAATAATGCCACATTTAATTGTATTTTTTAGCTTAATTGGATTTTTATTATTAATTTAGGAGAAATAGATGGAAGAAATTACATTAACAAAAATTATGCCTTACTTTGATAATTCGCAGACTAAATTAGCCAATGCACTAGGATTATCAAGACAAGCGATTCATGTATGGTTTAAAGAGGATAAAATACCACCTCTACGAGCCTATCAGTTGAAAGACATTATTCAAGACATGAATAAGGAAACAGTTAGTGAGTAGCATGACAGTAGGTGATATTGTTGACGAATTAACTATCGACAGTAACAAGATTAATGAACTTACAGGTGAAATGGAGCAGAAATTCTCTATTATTACCACAAGCGATTTAAAAGAAGAGATATACGAGTATTACAAAAATGGGATTAAAAAAGGTAAAGGGCTTGGATTTCATAATACTAATGAGGGATTCTTAATTAGAGACCATGAATTAAGTATAGTATCAGGGACTAATGGTTCAGGAAAAACAATGTGGTTATCACAAGTTATCTTGAGCCAATTACAAGAAAATACAAAGTGTATTATCGCTAGTCTTGAGATGCACCCTATACTGACTGTAAGCCGTATGTTGACACAACAAGAGGGTTATCCTGATGTAACGGAAGAATGTATTGGCAGATTCTTGCAGAACATGAAAGATAAACTCTACATATACAGGCAAGGTGGAGTGACTAAAACTAAAACCATGTATGCCATGATTGAATACGCATACAATGTATTAAATTGTAAGGTGTTTGTTATCGATAGTTTGATGAAGATGAATGATATTGCTGAAGACGATTATGATGCACAAAAGAAGTTTGTAGACCAATTAACTGTAATGTGCCGTATGTATCCTATACATATTTTTCTAGTAGCCCATACCAGAAAATTGAAAGATATACATGAGCAACCATCAAAAAATGATGTGCATGGCAGTAACCATATTGTGAACTTGGCAGACAATTTGCTTTGTGTGTGGAGAAATAAATGGAAGGAGAAACAAATAGATGAAGATAAATTAACAGATGAAGAAATAAGAACTATTCCTGATGCAAAAGTATTTGTGCAAAAGCAAAGAAACTATATTGGGGAAAATGGAGAACCAACTTTTAAATTTTACTATGACCGAAAGGGCATGAGATATAGGGATAGACCATGACAAAAAATACAATGACAATCAATAAAATGATTAAAAAATTAAAACAAACATTCGGTGATGACCTAGAGTATAGAGCCGTATCTAAAGACGGAAAAGTCTTTAAAACTCAAGGGTTTGACGATGCAAGACAGGGTGTTGACAAACCATTTAAAATGTAATAGTATGTAAATACATATTAACAAGGAGAGTAAATATGAGCAAAATCAAAGAGCAATATGAATATCTACAATGGCAAATACAATCATTAACAAATGACTTAAAAGAACTCGGTCAGCGTATGGACGATAGACAGCAGATGACTGACGAGCAACAACAGGAGCGTAATCATGACTAAAGATTATCGCATTAATATTAAAGTTAGAAACAATAGGTTGATTGAGGCTATTGAAGAATCAGGTGGTCAGCTAGGAGCGAAATGGTGTAAAAATAACAATCTATGTTATACAAGGGTCAATGATTTAATTAGATTAAAAGATTCTCCATTACAAAAGAATCAAATTGATTTAACAAAGACAGCATACAGGTTATGCGAAATATTAAATAAGTCTCCCAATGAATTATGGTCAGAAGAACAAATAAACCCATTACAAATGAATGATGTTTCAGTGAAATTGACTGGGGATTCCATGAAAAAATTAGTTAGTTACACAGAAACTAGACCTGATTCAATACTAGCATTAACTGAAATAAAAGAGAGGGTTCAAGAAGTAATGGAAGAAATGACGAAAAGGGAGCAAAAGTTATTAAGAATGAGGTATTACGAAAACATGACTTTAGAAGAAGTAGGAAAAGAATTTAATATCTCTGTTGAAAGAGTAAGGCAAATTGAAGCAAAGACATTTAGAAAATTAAGGCATCCCACAAGATTAGGTGGAGATTTTTCAGAATTATTAGGAGAGTTATCATGAGTAAGTTTAAAGAATTAAGAGTATTAGATGTATCTAAATACATAGAGAAAAAGGGACAGTTTAACTATCTCGCTTGGGCACACGCTGTAGACATCTTGTTACAGCATGACCCATTGGCTACATGGGAGTATCATGAGCCACAAATATTTAATGACAGTATGATGGTGACTTGCACAGTCCATGCGTTTGGTAAAAGCATGACGATGCAGTTACCTGTAATGAACTACAAGAATCAAGCCGTTAAAAGCCCTGATGCGATGCAAGTGAATACGGCTATGCAAAGATGTTTAGCTAAAGCTATTGCATTACATGGTATTGGTTTATATATCTTTCAGGGTGAAGATTTAGCAGACCTAGACCCATTAGATTTAATTAAGAATGTCTATGAGGCAGAGGGTATAGAGGGAGCAAGAAGAATATTTAATAAGATGGACGGAGAGGCAAGGAAACAATGTCAGCCGTTTATAGAAGAAATCAGAGA